ACCGGATGGCCGCGCGATTTTTTGCCCCCCGACGGGGCGCTATGGTGGCCGCTCGATCTCTCTCTCCCGCGCGCTGTACTCCTTTAATTCTAATTAAAGGGCTAACTTTAGTTGGGACCAATGATAGTGCGCCTGGGAAGCCTAGATATCTGCGCGAGACTGGGGGCGGAAGTTGTTGATCAACGGCTATAAATTAAAGGAAGACGGATCACAGTCTTTTATTCAAAATGCCTAAGCGGGATCCCTCATGGCGTTCGATGGCGGGAACCTCAAAGGTAAGCCGCTCCTCCAATTTCTCTCCTCGTGGAGGCCCAAAGATCAACAAGGCCTCCGAATGGGTAAACAGGCCCATGTACAGGAAGCCCAGGATATACAGGACGCTGAGAACTCCTGATGTTCCTAGAGGCTGTGAAGGGCCCTGTAAGGTCCAGTCTTACGAGCAACGTCACGATATTTCCCATGTGGGGAAAGTGATGTGTATATCTGATGTGACACGAGGTAACGGTATCACTCACCGTGTCGGTAAGCGTTTTTGTGTTAAGTCTGTGTATATTATAGGTAAGGTATGGATGGACGAGAACATCAAGCTCAAAAACCACACGAACAGTTGTATGTTCTGGTTGGTCAGGGACCGTAGACCGTATGGTACACCGATGGACTTTGGCCAAGTTTTCAACATGTTCGACAACGAGCCCAGTACTGCAACAGTAAAGAACGATCTCCGTGATCGTTATCAAGTCATGCACAAGTTCTACGCCAAGGTCACTGGTGGTCAATATGCCAGCAATGAACAGGCTCTGGTCAAGAGGTTCTGGAAGGTCAACAATCATGTGGTGTACAATCACCAGGAGGCAGGGAAATACGAGAACCACACTGAAAACGCTCTGTTACTGTATATGGCATGTACACATGCCTCTAATCCTGTGTATGCGACCCTTAAAATCCGGATCTATTTTTATGATTCGGTTTCAAATTAATAAATTTTGAATTTTATTGAATGCTTCTCCAGTACATGATTTACATAAGGCCTGTTCGTCGCGAAACGAACAGCTCTAATAACATTATTTATTGAGATTACACCTAATTGATCTAAATACAACATGACTAAATGCCTAAATCTATGTAAATATGTCATCCCAGAAGCCTTCACTGATGTCGTCCAGACTTGGAAGTTCAGGAATGCCTTGTGGAGACCCAACGCTCTCCTGAGGTTGTGGTTGAACCGTATCTGGTTGTGATACACTCTGGTCCCTGTGAACAGGATGTCTTCTACATGGTTGATCTTGAAATATAGGGGATTTGTTATCTCCCAGATATACACGCCATTCTCTGCTTGAGGAGCAGTGATGAACTCCCCTGTGCGTGAATCCATGGCTGTGGCAGTTGATGTGGACGTATATGGAGCACCCGCAATTTAGGTCGATCCTTCTACGGCGAGTTGCCCTCTTCTTCGCCGCTCTGTGTTGAACCTTGATAGAGAGGGGTTGTGAGGTTGACCAAAATACCATTATCCATGGCCCAACTCAATAAACCAAATATTACCTCTTTGCCCAAAAAACTCCTTTCTCTCGTAACCTCCCTTGATTCCTAAACATTATTGAGATTTTATAGCTGGAACCCTCACCTGGATTGCAGAGCACGATTGATGGGATACCACCTTTAATTTGAACTGGCTTTCCGTATTTACAATTTGATTGCCAGTCTTTTTGGGCCCCAATCAACTCTTTCCAGTGCTTTAGCTTTAGGTAATGCGGAGGGACGTCATCAATGACGTTATAATCCACTTCGTTCGAGTAAACCCTGGAATTGAAATCCAGGTGTCCACTAAGATAATTATGGGCCCCTAAAGCTCTAGCCCACATCGTCTTCCCCGTCCGACTATCACCTTCGATTATGATACTCACAGGCCTCTCTGGCCGCGCAGCGGAAACGACAAGCCCAAAATAGTCATCAGCCCAAGACTGCATCTCGTCCGGAACGTTAGTGAAAGAAGAGAGGGGAAACGGAGGAGTCCATGGCTCCGGAGCCTTTTTGAAAATTCTATCCAGGTTACTGGATAGGTTATGGTACTGGAAGAGGAACTTTTCCGGCATCTTTTCTTTGATAATCATCATCGCCTCCTCCTTTGTTCCAGCATTCAACGCTTCGGCGGCTACGTCGTTAGCCGTCTGCTGACCTCCTCTAGCACTTCTTCCGTCGATCTGGAACGTCCCCCATTCGACTGTATCACCATCTTTCTCGACGTAGGACTTGACGTCGGAGCTGGATTTAGCACCCTGTATGTTCGGATGGAAATGTGTTGACCTGGATGGGGATACCAAGTCGAACAGTCTGCTATTTGTGCAGTTGAACTTCCCTTCGAACTGAACGAGAACGTGGAGATGTGGCTGCCCATCTTCGTGTAGCTCTCTTGCAACCTTGATGAATTTCTTGTTGACCGGCGTTTGGATAACCCTAATTTGTTCGAGAGCTTCTTCTTTAGGAAGAGAGCACTGAGGATATGTAAGAAAATAATTTTTAGCTTTAATAGAGAAAGACCCCTTTCGTGGCATTTTTGTAAATATAGGTATGTACCCCCAATTGCTCTCGCCTCTAAAACTCTCATGAATTGGGGGAACTGGGGGAACTTATATATGAGAAGTTCCTAAGGTTAGATCTGCCACGTGGCGGCCATCCGCTATAATATT